CATCTCCAGATTGCCACGGAAGAATTGCAGCACCTACAACGTGAATTAACTTGAAAGAAACCATGAAAAACATTGCAACCGCCTTAGTACAGGCACAAAAGGCTTTTGGCCCAGCCCTTAAAAGCGCCACAAACCCGCACTTCCGTAGCAAGTACGCAGACCTTGCCGCTTGCGTTGATGCTGTTATGAGCAGCCTTAACGCCGCTGGCATAGCCCTGATCCAGAAATGCTACGACTGCGACAACGGGGTGATGGTGGAAACAGTCTTTGTTCACGAATCTGGCGAAACGCTGGAGTGCGGCATTCTCCATGTGCCAGCAAGCAAGCAAGACCCACAGGGCTACGGCAGCGCACTTACATACGCAAGGCGCTATAGCCTCATGGCAGCATGCGGAATTGCACCCGAGGATGATGATGGCAACAGCGCCAGCCGCCGCACAGAGATCAGGACAGTGGACGGGCTGACAGACCATCTCAGCGCCATTAATGCAGCCGCTGATGAGCCAGCGTTAATCAAGGCTTTTAAAGAAGGCTACGCCGCCTGCAAGGGTGATGAAGCCTGGCAGAACACAATTATTAAGGCCAAGGATGCCATGAAAAAGAAATTGGGAGCAGTCTAATGGATCAGCGCACACCCGAATGGTTTGCCGCCCGTCTGGGCAAGGTGACCGCCAGCCGCATCAGCGACATCATTAGCAAAACTCAGTCAGGCTATTCAGCCAGCCGTGCCAACTACATGGCGCTGCTAATTTGCGAAAGGCTGACAGGCGCTGCCGCCGAGTCGTACAGCAATGCTGCAATGCAGCACGGCACAGACACTGAGCCAATGGCGCTGTCTGCGTATGAAACCGCACAAGGCGTTTTAGTGCAGGCTGAGGGCTTTGTCACCCATCCGTCAATTGAGCAGTCTGGTGCGTCTCCTGATGGCTTGGTGGGCGATTCTGGATTGATTGAGATTAAGTGTCCCAACACTGCCACCCACTTGGATACCTTGCTGGGCAAAAAGATGCCGACAAAGCACCGGCCACAAGTCCAATGGCAGATGGCCTGCACGGGACGGCACTGGTGCGATTTTCTTAGCTACGATCCGCGATTACCAGAACGACTGCAAATGTTTGTTGTGCGCGAAGTCTACGATCCTGTCTATGTAGCAGGGCTAGAAACTGAAGTGGTTAAATTTCTTGGCGAGATGGAAAGCAAAATTAAGGAACTTGAAAAATTATGAAATACGACATTAAATATGCCGCCCGTGAATACGAAGTGCAAGGGCAAAAAAAGACTTACTGGACTACGCACGGCACTGTTTGGGCTGAAAATGGCAAGATGAAAATTAAGTTGGACAGCGTTCCCACCCCGTTTGACGGATGGTTTCAATGCTTTGAGCAAAAGACAGATGCGCCAGCTTCTTTCTCTGCGCCGCCTCAACCCCGCTTTGACCGCGAACAGCGCATTCCCCCCGCGCAGTCAACCGCCCAAAACAGCGGGTTTGATGACATGGAAGACTCTATACCCTTTTGATATTTTTGGGGCAGCGCTGTGCTTCCCGCAGTTGCCTAGCGCGTAAGTCCCCTTCTTTTTTTAAGGCACATCATGGACTACAAAGACTTTTTCAAAAACATCATTCCGCTGGGTCAGTTTCCACGGGTGCGTAACAGTGACCCTGCAACATCACATGAGGCGGCAGCATCCGTCACAGATGTCAGCTCGCATTACGCTCAAATCTTGGAAGCGCTTTCTACGATTGGGCCGCTGGGCAAAGATGGCATCTCGTTTTACTCACGGCTTGACCCCAACCAGATCGCTAGGCGCTTGAACGAAATGCAGAAACTTGGCCTGATCCGTTTGACCGGCAAGACAGTGAAGTCAAATTCCAATCGCCAAGAAAGAGAGTGGACGCTATGAAATGGCCTAAATTGCTTGAAGTTTTTAAAATGCTTACCCCTGCCCAAGCTGTAGCGCTGGAGCTTAAAGAGGCAGAGTTTGCTTTGCTCAGGGCTGAAACTGGCGTTGAATACGCGCAGGCGCTGGTGGTCTATAACCGCAACCGAATCAAGCGCCTTAAAGCCTATACGGAGGCCACATGACTACAGAAACAGGTGGGCAAGCGTTTCCAGCGCATTTTGAATCCCATGATGGTATGACCTTGCTTGATTATTTTGCGGCATCTTTTATCAGCTCTGGTGTTGTGTTTAAGAATCTATCTTCAGGCAGCACAACGGATGAAGTTGCTGAACAGGCATACGCACTGGCAAGAGCCATGCTGAAAGCGAGGCAAGCATGAATTGCTGTGATGGGCCTTGCCACCAAGGGGCAGACTGCCCTGTTCGCAAGGTTAAGCCTTGGCCTGCCGTCCCCGCCGACATTGAGCCAGTGCCGCAAGTGTGGCAAACAGTGGGCAGCGTTGTCGTTGGCTTTGTGCTGGTGGCGCTGATGGTGGTCGTTCTGCTGCTGTTCTTTACTGGCCTTTGGGTTTGGAGCTTGTTAGTATGACTAAAGACGAAGCACTCAAGCTGGCACTGGAAGCGCTTATGTACGCTTCTTATGAAGACATTGAATATGATGAGGCTTGCGCTGCTAAGGTTTTAGCAGCCAAAGACGCCATCAAAGAAGCCTTGGCACAGCCAGAGCCACCAATTTTGCGAGAATGGTAAAGCTATGAGAAAACTAGACAATGATGATGATGACGATACACAGGTCTACAAGCGCCCGTGGGTAGGCTTGACAGATGATGAAATTTACGAAATGTATAACGAACCAAGAAGCGATGCGGAAATGGTTGCTTTTGCCCGAACAATTGAAGCTAAGCTAAAGGAGAAGAACGCTTGAATTGCCCAATTTGTGAAGGTAAAGTTTGGAGCACTGTGGAAGACACAAGAGCCAAAGAAGGCTTTACACTACGCCGCCGACAGTGCGGCAATGGACACAAATTCACAACGGAAGAACATGTCAAACTTCAGAACGTGGTCGCAAGAAAGTCTAGCGGAGTTCGCGCAGCAAGCAAACGAAAAGATGATCCAGCAGAATGACCGGATTGAACAGCTTCAGTGCGACTTGAAGGACGCTATTGCTGCCTACCGCAAACTTATGCGAAAGGGCGAGTCCCCGCCCTGTCAATAATTAGCGCTTGCTTTCGTGGTGTGTCGCTGATGCTGATGTGCGTCCATGCGTCAAACTCACGGATGATCTGGTCGTAGGGCAAGCCAGCCGCAATGATTGCCCTCACCACAGCGTCTGGGGTCATGCCTGGCACTTTAAAATCAGCAGCGCAACCCGTCCGGTGCTGGCTTGTGTCCTTGCTGCCTACAGAGTCGTTGACTTGCTTTGACCGGAAAGCGCTGTTAATCATTACAGGCTTGCCGTCCAGCGCTTCTTTGACCCGTTCCAAAAACTCAGCCAGCTTTTGCAGATTGGCAGTTTCTTCCTCGTTTGGCGTGTTGTCAAACTGCCTGTGGCTTGTGGCCGTCAACTCTGCCAGCGTGAAGTGCGGAGTCATTTCTTATTCCTTGCTGAGATTGCCTTTGCTGTTTGTCTAGCATCAGCTTTGGACGATGCGCCCCATGCCTTTAGCGATAAGGCTAATCGGGTGGGTTCTCCGTTCTTTTCCATAGGGCCAGGCATTGCGCCCATACGGGCTAAAAAAGATGCTCTGCGCGGGTTGTCGCCGCTTGGCACAGGAGGCTTTAGGTTCATGCCTTCTGCCTTTGCTGAGGCGCGTCCCTTGGCGTTTAAACCGCCTTCAGGATTCTTGCCCTCTTTGCGTTGCCAAGCCGCACTCATTTTTTCTTCTCAGGTTTTGCAGTCTTAGCCGCTTGCTTGAAATCTTTGGCAGTTGGTGCGCCCTCAGTGCCAGGCTTCCTCATTGTCTCGCCAGAGCCAGCGGCAATTCTTGCTCTTTTATCTTGAATGTTTTTGTAAAGTCCATCGAGTTTCATATCATCTCCTTTATTTGATTGCAGGGGCTTTAGAAAGCAAATCTGTCTTAGCTTGTGAGCCAGCAGATGAGCCAAAATAGTAAGCAATGATGCCCGTCCAAGCAGTGCCAAGTGACCCCAGCATCATCAGAATCGCTGGGTTGCCGCTATCAACCTTGCCAAACAGCATCATGCCAAGGATACCAAAAAAGCCAACAGTGACGATTGCAGCCAGCGCAGGCGGCACAATTGATCTTGTTGCTGCTTGCATGTCACGCGCAGACTTGCGATCTTCTACAGACAACTTTTCAAAGTTTAGGCCAAGTTCTTGCGCTTGCTTTTGCAGTTCAATCTCCGCAATCTTGACTTGAGCAATTTGCTCTGCTGTCAGCTTGTTGTTGGAGATCAGGTCGCCCACCTTGTCGGGGTCTACGCCGATGGCCTTAGAGATGGCAGACACAGCCATGCCTGCTAGTGGGCCACCCATTGCCGTAGCGATTGTGGGCGCGATTTGTTTTAGCCAATCCATTACTGTTTACTCCTTGAAAGCATTGTTGCTGCAATTTGTAGCATGGCACGGGTGCTCTCCATGTCTGCTGGCTCTGCTGCCCATCCGACTGTGATCTGTCCTACAAACCGGCCAGGCTCAGGCGGCACTGAAATGCGGCATGTAAAAGCTACCCCCCTTGCAATATACCAAAGCCCCATTTCACTTTGTGCTGACTTGTATTCGCCGCAAGGAATCTCGTTTGCCATTAGCTTCACTACATCACTGTTGTTGGCAGCGTTCTGGGTAAACAGCCCTACGTCAAGCCCATCGTTTGTTTTGTCCCTGCCGTTTTTGCCATAAGCGCGATACAAGACGCGAGTGCCAAACATTGAGTTGACCTTAAAGACCGCAACAATCAAAGCGCCAGATTGCTTAAAAAGGTGGGCGGCAGCGTCCTCAACCCGATCTTCTGCAATGGATGGAATTTTTTTAGACTCTTTGTAAGCGCCAATCAGCAGCTCTTGGTTTTGGTAGACAAAGTACCCGCTAAAGGTAAGCACTGCCATGAGCACCATTGCAAATAGACGAAACGGGCTGCTGACATACGCTAGCACCTTGTCAACTAGGCTAAGTTGCTCCGCGCTCACCCGCGCTGCTCCATGATGCCAAAGCTGAAATAAAGAATAACGCCAAGCAAGCTAAAAAAAACAAGCGCCATCAGCGCAAGTTCAATTGCCTCATCCATTTCTTGCTTTCGTTTAACCGCTGCTTCTTTTTCTCTGCGAGCATCATGGGCATCCTCTCTGTCCATTTCTGCGGCTCTGGCTTTTATCCTATTCCATGTGTCTATCTGACCCGCTTGCATGTAGAGCAGTTGCAGCGAAGCCTCCAGTTTGGCGGTCTGCATGAGCGCATTTTCAATCTGCATTGCCAGCGCAAAATTGGATTTGTTGCCTGACCGCTTAG